TACTGTGTTCATTTATTTTTTCTTTATTTTCTTGATAGTATTTTTTATAAGACTCAGTACGTTTTTCTTTATTTTCTTGATAGTATTTTTTATTATACTCTCTTAGTTTTTCTGGATCTTTATTAGGCATCATCATTCTCCATAAAAGGATTATCAATCTGGTTCATTCTGCCAGTATTTTTATCATAGAAGAGGTAACATGCAATACCTGTGTCTCCTGTGTATCTATTCTTTAAGACCCGAATTGTGGTTGTGTTGGCATCAGTTTCGTCATCAGCCTGTTGGTTTCTTTCCAAGGCTATTACACTGTCGGACAGGTGTGCTATGCTGGCTGATCCTCTTAGGTGCGAGAGAGATACTTCCTTGCCATCCTCATGACCTCTATCACCTGATGGTCTACGTAGGTGTGAGACAAGTAACAGGGCAATGCCTGTCTCTTCTACTAGAGATCTTAACTTGGTCATTAGAACATCAATAGACTTTCTTTCATCTCCAAACTCCTCGTTTCCTGACACCAGTATAGAGAGATGGTCTAGGAAAATCCACTTACAGTCTCTGGCTTTAGCCATGTACCTAACACGATCCAGTATTTCATCGTTAGAGATGGAACCAAAGTGATCGAAGGCAAGGAACCTACCAGAATCTATTGTCTTGGACTGCCATTCTTTAAGCTGTGTCTGGGTAAACTGTTCTCGTATTTCCCTAATATAAAGTCTAGCGTTGGCCTCCACACTCATAATATTAAAGGCTGTGTTCTTGGTGTTCTCTTCCATGCACAACACGCCTATGTTATCCTTGGTACTATTCATGATATGATACATTAGTTCTCTGATTATACTTGACTTGCCCATACCGGCACCGCTGGTAAAGCAGACCAGTTCTCCAGTTCGCATACCATAGGTCTTGTCATTAAGTTTAGGCCAAGGATATAGACAGGTTTCACAATACTCTTCTTCATAAAGACTATCACCCAGATCAGCAAGATTGATAATACCGGCAGGTGTGTAGGGTTTAGCATTCCACCACTCTTGCATGAACTTCTCACGCTTACCCACCTTCAGATACTCATTAGGATCTTTAAGATTTAGAGATAGGATTTTACATTTGTTGGGTTCAAAGATTTGAGCTACTGCCTGTGCCGCCTTCTTACCTGGAGCATCATTGTCAAAGCACAGAACTACGGTTTCAAATTTATTCAGATAGTTAAATGCTTTCTTACAGTTCTCAACTGCGGATGCGGCACCGTTCTTTATTGATACTGTGGGGTACTTACCATTCATCTGATAGACAGACATAGCATCAAGCTCACCCTCACAGACTGTAACATATTTACCACCACCAGAAAATATATTTTCACCAAAGAGTAAAGACTTACCAACATTTCCTTCAGACCAGAACTTTTTATCCTGAACCTCTCTAATTTTGTTGGCAATGTGATTACCATCTGAGTCAAAATATTTATAGATATGATGGGTAATTGTACTACCAGATTTTATTATTTCAACATTGAATGTTCTAGTAGTGTCTCGTTCTATGTGTCGGTCATCAATAGCAGATATCTCGCCACTGGTTTTAAGACTAGGACTTTTTGTATTGGTCATGGGTACAACCTTTGAATTATTATCTTCATCAAAACGAGTTTCACAACTGTAACAGTAGGAATGACCGTCATCATACAGAGCATTCGCATCACTTGAATCACAGCTAGGACATGGCCCCTTTGATATACATTTAGCATCACTCATTTAAGTCTCCTTAATTTTTTGAATTTCGTAAAGATTTTTAGATGTAGTTTTTAAATGTGTTGCGAGTTTCTCTCGCCAAGCTACTTCCTCTTCGGCCTCCTTCCTGCTTTTAAATTCTTCTACAGTAATATTTGATGGTTTCTTTTTTAGAACAACTCTCCACTTAGACATCTCTGTAAGTCTCCTTCCATAAATTATCTACAAAGTCTTCTTTGTCAGCCATGATTTCATCAACCTCTTTCTTGGCTAATGATTTTGCTTCCTTGATATCGTAGCCTTCTTGAAGGTACTGTTTTAATAAATAATTAAACGCTTGTCTGCGTTCTTTCTTCCACAAATTAGTCATTTTCAGCCCACTCCTGGTTAGCTTTCTTGTAATTTAACTCATATAGTTTCTCTCGCAACACTCTGTTGGCATCTTTTAACTCCTCCAGTTGCTGTTTTAAAACTTCGATATGTTTATGTAGTATTTCTGTTGTGGTCTGTTTCATATTATACCTCAAAAATTATCTGGGGTCAATAAAAAATAAATGCTTGCCGATTTGTGTGATAAATTTAAATTGTTTATCATACAGGTTTAATAAATAAAAAGATAATTAATATTAAGAATAAATATTTCAATGTAGCCTCGCAACTACTATGTCTGAATTAAATAACCCTAGAGGATGTATGTCTATAGAATTTAGATAGTAATATGCATCCTCCTCAGTCTCAAAAGTTTTTACTTTAAAACCACTGTCATCAGGCATAACATCAATAGTAAGAATATCTAATGGGTCTTCGATATGAGCAACTATAAAAGCCACAGCAATCCACCACTAAATATATTTAACAATAGTAACATAATATTCATTTTAATCTCCTTATGCAATCTTTCGTATTTCCGTTGGGCTTGTGCCGCCCACATTTTCTCTGATAATATCAGAGTGTCTAAGCTCTGTCCAATAAATTTCCAGGGCTTCGGTTTGTTGGTGAGCTATGAATTTATGTACCTCACCTGCCGGTACAACAGACATGTCGCCAGCAAACAAGTGAGTGCTATCACACAGTCCATAGTCCTTCCATCTTTGTATCTCTAACTCACCAGAGACTACATAGAAAGCATTGATCTTGGACTGGTGTTTATGTTCTGAACAATAGCCGCCTAGCTCTACTTTAATGCGGTGTATTTCCACGGCAGGGGATTGGAGTAGAGGTTCTGTGCTACCCCAGACCTTACCTTCAATGATACCCATTTACTTTCCTTTCTTTTCTAGTTCTTTAAAGTGTTTATATAATTTAATATAATACTTAAATGTCTTAGGATAATTAATAGGAGAAGGTAAACTATCACCAAAATATTTTATCATTTTTTTTATATCACTCACTATATAATTATAACAGATAAGTTATGATTTGACAACCCATAATTAAATATTATTTAATGAAGTTTGTTTTTATGATCTTCATTTTCTACACTTTCTATCGCAGATATCAGTAAATTAATAGCTGAACTACTACCAAGAGTAGTAACATAGAGATTAATAGCATGACTTAACATACAACCAGCCACCATGAATAGTTGCATCTTCTCACCTCCACCAGCATAATTATCGACCAACTCAAACAAAGCAAATCTAAACTCATTTAGTTTTTCTTCTTCAGTCATTTTCTAAGGTCTCTACATTTTTATATGCCCAGTCCATATGCTTCTCCCATGCCCAGTCCTTGGCTTTCTCCTCAGTCATCCCCATCTCTAGGGCATCTTCATAGAGGTCTTCAAGATGTGACATTACTCTTGCGTCTATACTCATTTTACTCTCCTTAATACTTTCATGTACTGGGCGATGAGCCATTCACCACCCTGATTAGAGGGACGTTTGAATATAGTATAGTCTTTAATTTCAACTACATACCAAGCTCTGTTACCACCCTGCTTGAGGTGAGGAGCATTAGGCTCTACTCCTGTGTGCCATCCTGGTCTGTGAGCAAAACCTTTGGTGGGAATATCTTCTGCCGGTAGCCACTCACCAATAGGTATTCTCTGACTGGCACCTATGAAGAGAGGACCAATGCTACCATCTTTTCGTTCCTTAAATAGTTTATAGGCAATCATCTATCTCTCCTTCTATGTGCCAGAGTTTGTGAACTTCATTACTATATCCACAATCTCTATTGCTACAGATAGCAGCTTCGTCGTAGACTACAATCACCTCATCGCTTGAATCCACCAGACCTTCAAAATAAAGTTCTGATCCACATTCTTTACACGCTCTCATAACAAATCCCTTCATTCTTCATAGCTTACAAAAGTTCTTCCGTTTCCACATCCTGCTATGTCACAGTTAGGCCAGTTTTGACAGCCCATATGGTTTAAATTATATATATCTTCGACAGTTTGCTCCTCTGCATAGATACAGCTATACTTTCTACTCCTTTCTGAAAACTTATTTTCAAAAATTTCTACCGCTTTTTCTTCTGATGGTGCTTTAATTAAAACACCACTATCACAATAAACAAAAAAGTATTTTGACATTAGTTTCTCCTATGGTTGGTAGAACACGGTCATGTGGCGATCCAGTAATTCCTGGATCAAGTTGCGTAACTCCAATGCATTCACCCCCCGGCCTTGAAAATGAAACAAGATCTCATTGGCTAATGTCTCTGTAGTAAGACATGTTGGTGGATAATCATCCAGCATTCCACTTTCCTGCATTTCAATATGCAGATCACTCATTCTACCCATGTTACTCTCCTTTGATTTTAATAAGAGCTTTTTGGTATTGCTTTTGCAGGTCAGCTACGTTTCTCTTTAGAATTTCTATCTCATTCATAGCTTGGGTATTCTTAT